TTATTATTTTTCCTCATAAAACTCTACATTCTTGATAGTAATATCAAAGCTACCATCCTCATTTTGCTTGAAGGAATACTTCATAGGATCCTCAAAATCATCCAATAATCCCTTTATATCAAAGCCAGTATTAGTCTTGATGCTCCTGCGCTTCAATTTTTTTTCTACCCAGGTCTTGTCTATATTGAAGGTCTCGTCGATGCCCTTTTCAACCATCAATTCCTTATAGGATTCCTTCCTGGCTTCATCCTTGATAGATTCTTCTATAAATTTATCCAAATCAACATCATTAGTCTCCTTGAGGTTGTAATTTAGGATACTCCTAATGCTCTCTGCCTCTTTAACATCATTAGCATAGGCATTGGTAATCCAGTTTTCAGTAGTATTCTTAAATACCTTAGTCAGAAACTTCTCGTCCTTAATCTTTTCAACCTTCAAAAACTCCGTCACAAAGCTAGAATCTGTCTCCTGCTTTTCTGCCAGCTTGTCCAATACCTGAAGATGCCATTCGTCATTCAGCCCACTTGGTCCTATCAGGGCTGCATGGGTAATTTTTTGAGAATCCTGGATACCTATTTCATTTGTAACCATCTTGATAGAAACTAGGCTTTCCTGCTCATCATAGGCTATTTCATGTGTATAAAGCTTCTTGTAGTCTAGCTTAATAATAGCTACCCCCTTTTGGTCCTTGTGGGTATACAATACCACTGCGAGATCGCAGGAATCAAGTTCGGCATTTATCTTCATAGCATCAAACATTAACCCAGCTATACCCTGGGAGCTGACTACAAAGGATGCTTCATCATACAGGATATGGTCGGCACATACCCTGATTTTATTGTCTCTATAGTCCATGAACTTGGCCTTTCTTAGGTCTTCATCCCTTAGTATACGCCTGATTACCTTCTGATAAAAGGCATCTGTCTCCGATGATATTGAGTTTTCCACCCCATTTAAAACCGGAAAGTCTGAATTCTTATCCAGAACGTGTATGATAAATTTATTTATAATCATCTGTAACTCCTCCTAATTTTTCTAACAAGGCAAGCATATCTAATGGTAGGCCTGCCCTTAAATCTATCTTGTCACCCAACCTCGGCTGGTCAAAGGTCAGCTTATAGGCATGTAGGGCCTGCCTATCTATAAGGCTCGTATCGGGTCTTCCATACAAATCATCCCCTATAATCGGATGGCCTATATGTGATAGGTGGACTCTTATCTGGTGGGTCCTGCCAGTTTCTAAACGAAGGCTAACAAGACTAGCACCATCAAGCCTTTGTAAAACCCTAAAGTGTGTGATAGACCTCTGTCCCCTAGGATCAACTATCCTACTAATGGAATCTTCTGCCTCCCTATAAATAGGAAAGTCCAGGGTTCCAGAATCCTTCTCTACAATGCCCTCTACTATGGCCAGGTACTCCTTGTGGACCCTATCCTGCCCCATATCCAAGGATAACCTGTGGTGGGCGTAGGAATTCTTAGCTATTACTACCAGACCAGATGTATTCATATCAAGCCTATTGACGAACCTAATCCTGCAGTCCTCTCCAGTCCTGTCAATATGATAGCTAATTGCATTTGCCAGGGTTCCTTCAAAGTGGCTCTTTGTTGGATGTACTACCATAAAGGGTGGCTTGTCAGCTACTATTAGGTCCTGGTCCTCATATACTATAGCCACACCCAAGTCCTGGCCTACAAATCCTGCCTTATCTTCCTTAATCTCTATTTCTATAATATCGCCAGCTTTGGCCATAGAAGTTGGCTTGGCTACTTGGCCATTTTTATATATATTCTTGTCCCTCTTCATTTTTGATATAGACCTAACTGAAAAGTTTAGGTCATCAAGTAGGAGGTCCTTTATCTTTAGGTCCCTATCAACCCTTATAACAAAGCTATTCCATTTTTGCCTATTCCTTATAAACAATACCTTCACCTTCACCCTTCTTTTAGGTCCTTCTAACAAGATTTTATCTTACAATATTGTACCACAATTATATCGCACGTGCGCATATAATTCCATATATAGCCAAATTATGTAATATCAATATGTCTATAAATAGTATTGGTTCATATAGGTTCATATTTTATCAGATAAAACCCCCATAAAACCCCCATAGAATTTTTTAAAAAAAATTGTAAAAAACAACTTGACGTTACCGACACGTTATATTATAATATAATTAAGGAAAGAGATACTACATCTCATATAAATTAAAAAAGGGGGCAAATAAATGAAAATTAGAATGTCACTAAGGTTTAGGGCGTATGACGTAGATAATAATTCTATAGGATTTTGTGCATTACCGTTTGGAGATTACAGAAATGATCAGATGACACTAGAAGACTTGGAAAGTGAAATTGCAAAAAGCATAAATCTTATAAAAAAATGCGGGCTTGAAGCTCTAAAATATACAGGGCCAGAAATACCCGAAGGTGTTCAGAGTTTTAGATATAAGGGAATGAAAAAATCAAAGCCAGACAATGTAAAAGAAGTAGACCACCTGGAATTTAAGACAATATTTGAATTTTGGAATGATAAGGAAAAAAATTGGTACCGCATAATAAAAAGCATACCGCAATTAAATGAGTACGACAAAATCAAATTTAGTAAGGACATTATAAACTATAGGAAAGTTTGGTATCTAGAGGCTAATTAGCCTCTAGATTTTTTTAAGAATTCTACTATTGCAATGTACGACACGTTATTATATTATATAAATATAATTTAAAAAAGGAGAGATCATATATGGTTAATATTCAGGAAAAAAGAGATTTAAAAATAAGTTATAATAAGTCAGGGGCTGGTAATGTTTCAGCTCGTGTTATTCTTCCAATAACATGGGTTAGAGAAATGGGACTATCTCAGGAGTTCCCTGCTGTGATCGCAAGTTTTGACGGTGAGAAAATAACTATTGAAGCTAATGAGGAAGTTAACGAATCCTACTACTACATCACTATCGTAGCTGAAAAGAATGGCCAGTGCATAACAGATAGTTTTGACAATGCATTTTCCAAGAATGTTAGCAAAAATGCAGTTAAGAAAGAGTTCCAAAGCATAGATATTGACTATATAAGAGAGTGGCTGCATAGTGACTTCGACAGTGCCTCAGTCGATATGTGGCAACACAAGGGAGAGGATGCTGAAATTGAGGATCCTATCTATCAGAAAATTTTTGTGGTAAAAAAGTAAAAGTTTATAAATGATATCGAATGAAAAATGAATAGAATGTAACAACAAAGGGTGTTACAAGAGGTGGAGTTTACCACCTCTTTTTTTATGGAAAAATATAAAATATTTTAAAAATGCTTGACGTTATCGTGACGTTATTATATAATATAGTTAAAGAAAGAGGTAAGGTGCCTCATAAATAATAAGTAAAGGAGCTTAGAAAATGAAAAAGTATTTACTAGAAGAAATCATATTAGACCACAATAATGATTTAATTGAATTTGGTCATGACCACTGTATTGAAAAGTGGGACCAGCTACCGGAAGAAATAGACATTTTGATAGCTGTTAATAGGAGTATTGATGGTTATAGAAAAAATAAGAACGTAAATTTTTGCACTTATAACTTTTATGAGGCTGATGTAGACGAAGACGGCTATACAGTAGGAGAGTGGAAGAGATTTAAAAAATATCAATATGATTTAAATCGAGCTAGAGTAATAGCCGACGGGGTTAGACAATACCACGAAGAGTTTATAAGTTTTGTTGAAAGTTGTGACAGCTGGTCTGACGTAGAGGCATACGAGTATATAGACCACTTAGAAGATTTAAATTTGGATTATCACAAGTACGACGACCCAGATATGATGTGGGCCGATTACCTTAAGGCGGTAGAGGCCTTAGATGTTAATATAGAAGAAGCGTAATAAAAACAAGGGGGCAAATAAGCCCCCTATTTTAATACCTACTTTATCAAGTATCCATCTTTATCAAATTCATATGTCTTGCCGTCAATGACCTGCTTGCCCGTCATGCAATAGCCTTTTGAATTGAAGTAAAACCAATTGTTATTGTATTTTAGCCAACCTGTAGCCATCTCACCATCTTTGTCTGGTTTTAGGTAAAACCACTTGGATCCTGACTTTAACCATCCGGTCAATCTCTTTCCTTTATCATAATAGTACCACCTGCCATTTTCTTCAGTCCATCCTGACTTAGGTACTACCCTTTGAGTGGTCTGCTCAACTTCTTCTATGGTGCTATCAGGGGCTTTATCTAAAAGACCATATGCTATAGCTTGGGCCATCCTCTTAAATCCTATTTTCTTAGCCAGGTCTGAATCATCTTTATTATCACAAAAGAAAGACTCCACAAGCACGGCGGTTGGTTTAGTGTCATTAATCATATACAATTGACCAGTTATTGGTCCTCTGTTTTTAAACCCTAGACTACTGACATTCTTGCATATCTGATTTGCTATGCTATAGCCCTTTTTATCCCCTGGATAATGGAAAACTTCTACACCGTGCCCTGCACCATCTGCAGCATTTAAATGCAGTTCGCAAACAAGATCATACTTGCCTGAATTTGCCTTAGGAATTTTATAGCTATATTCACTTCTTTTACTTGGGAATACTCCCTCAGGGCAAACTATCACATCGCACGAATGGCCTAGCGACTCTAAGGCCCTTTTAACATAAGGGGCTAGCTCTTTATTATATCTATACTCGTGTGTATATCCACTTGCACTAGTACACCCACCACCTTTTAAAATTGAATGACCTACACTTAAAAATATCCTCATATCTTACCTCACTTTCCTAAAATATAAAAGGTGGCCGTATAGACCACCCTTAAAAAAATTAATCGCCTAAACCCTTGCTAGTAGGGTTAATAAATACACCCAACACTGCCATGGCAGTTGTCCCAAGTAGAAAAGGATTTGATGCAGTCTTAATAACTAACTCACCTACACTTGCCCAAGTAGTTAGTGTGCTGGCTTCTACCTGCAGTGATGTAAGGACTATACCACCAATACCTACCCAAAACCATGGATTCTTATATCTTTCTACATTGTTTGATTTCTTTTCTATATTGTTTTCAATTCTACTCATGCCATTCTCCTTTATGTTTCTTAAATTCCTCATACTTACATTTTCTTTTTTCAAGCACAGATATCCTCATATCATGCCTTACTATGTTAGTCTTTAATACATCTAGCTCCTGTGTATGCTCTTTAAGTGAGTCTCCATGCGTAACAATATCCTTTGTTTGACTCTCAATAGTCGAGTTAAGCTTGACTATGCTAGAATTTAATTTAAGCATTGGACTCACAAACGCTATTAATACAGGAACTCCTACTACTGCGCTGTATATAAATTCCTGATTCGTCATATACCACCTCTATTATTCTCCTTTTATTTTTTTAAAAATACCAAATACCCTGCTTTATCTTTATAGGTATGATTTTCTACACCAGTAAATCTAATACTATATGTAACTTCTGCTCCCAGTCCATCTATACCTATCCCTCCAGGTAAACGAACATTTTCTAAAACTACATCGTTAAACTTGAATATTTCACTATCTAACGTGGATTGTTTCTCACCTATCACAAGTTTTTCAAGGGTCATTGGTACTCCCAAATTTTTACCTTCTTTTGTGTGCACCTTAATATCATATTTTTTTCCATGTTGTTTTAACTCTGATATCTTGAATAACTTATTGAGTCTACCCTTTTCCGGTCTACTTTTAAGGCTTGCGTCATCATATAGAATGACACTATACTCTACAGGTTTAGTATTTTCCCACACTAGTTTATCTCCAGCACATACCTTAAGAATCTGCTTATCTCCAACTTTTATGTCTTTAATTCCAGGAATCATATTAGTCCTCCTTTATGAAATATATAGTCTGTGGGTCTTTTTCATTCAGTTGGTTATATTCAGATTCAGATAAAACCTTAGGAGTATATGGGACTCTAAGTTCAGCTACCTTATCATCTACATATTTTTTGCTTACTACATCTACTTCTGTTTCAATTAATCCTAAAACTTTCATATTTTTTACCTCCTAAATTATCCTACTACTATTACTTTATAACTACTCACAGCTGGAGCCTTAGCAAATCTTACTTTGATATTATTAGTGTCTGTAACTTCTACATCTGTAATCACCTGGGCGAAAGGGGCTTTATTCTCCCTCACCATGACAACTACATCCTGGGTATTTAAATTGTGAGTAACTGTAAACTCAGTTGCTGCACCATTACCTATCACACCTGCGAACTTCCCAGTCTTACCAGCTATACCCTGCTTTAAAGCATTTTCAAGAGTATCATTTTGCTTTAAAAGTTCTTCAATCTCTTTAAATGTGTCATAAGCTGAACTTGCCCCATTTACCAATTTGTTAATTTCCTGTGTAGCAAAGGCCTTAGCCTGCTGTAAGGCTGTGTCTGCCTTAGCCTGTGCCTGTGCATCAGTTATTTTGTCAGCTAGGGCAGTATCTAAGCCTGTAATCTTGTTTGTTGGGATAGTTTTATCACTAGCTATTACACTATCAACTATCTTATCTGGTGTAAGCTTTTCTTCCAATCCATCTATCTTATTGATGTTGATTTTAGAAGTTCCATCATTAATTTTAGATACGATATTAGCACCGTCAAGGGCATTAGCTAGTCCATTTATCCTATCTGCGTTAATGTTTTCAGTACCATCATTAATAGTCGCTACTATATTGGCAGCACTAAGCTTAGCTACTAAGTCCTTAATCTTATCTATATTAATCAGCTTGTCACCATCATTAATGGTATTAACTATGCTGACTGCTGTAGGTGATGCGTCTTTGGCATCCATAGCCATCCACACAGCTCCAGTGTACACGTACGCCCTCTTATCCTTGGTATTGTAGTATACCTGACCTGCTACTGCCTGGCTAGGTTCTACTGCCACGGCCTGCAATACAGCTTCCAGTAATTGATTCTGGTTAAAATTAACGTTGTTTAAAAAATTCATGATTTATACCCCTTTCGAAATCTATTAATTAAAAAAAGCTGTCCCTGAAAATGGATAGCTATATTTCAATTCTACTGTATTTTTATTTAAATATTTTACATCACCATACACCTGGTTTCCACCTGAGTCAACAACAGTTATAGATGGATATTTATTAAGATTGTGATTTATAATCCAAGTATCACTAGCAGTACTCTGAGTATACTCATATGCTTTATCATAAACCCCTTCTTTTAGAATATCTAAGTCTTTTATTTTAGATCTCAGCTCTTCTTCTGTTCTGATCAACCTTACCAGAATTTCATCAGCATTAACAGATTTTAGCTTATTAGCTTCACCTGAAATGATTGATTTTTCAACGACTATATTATAAATGCCGCTTTTCAAAACCTCTTCACCTTCACTTATAGCTATTTCAGCTTCATAAGTTCCTGCATCTAAGTTTGGGAAAATGATGTCAACTGAGTCTTCTGTGAAGTTTTCTACATCTGTTTCGAAAAGCTCTCCTTTAATTTTTATAAAACTTTTAACTTCAAGCCCTTTTGTATACCTAAGCTTTAGGCGTATACCTCTTGCATTTTCACCTGCATGTATTGTAAACGGTGCAAGATTTCCCAACCTTGTTACTTGTAATTTTTTCAAGCTTCATCACCCCCCTATGTCAATTTGACATCTTTTATTGCAGCTATTGTTTTTTTTCTGGCTCTACTCATTACATAACTCAGTGATCCCGTATATTCAGCTGCATCTATTATATAGTCTCCGCTTTCATATCCCTTTGGATTTAAAGATACTGATAAAAAGTACTCCCCATTTTTAAACTTGCAATATCTATCTTCTCCAGGCTCTATATTTGGATAAATAACTCTACTCCATATCAGATCCGGATGTTTTGCTCCCCAATTGTATGCAATATTACCGCCTCTTATGTGCTCGTCTATATCTTGTAGAGCTAGCTTAGAGCGCCCTTCTCTTACATACAGATCGAGTCCACTTACATTTGTTCTTAAAGTATTCACCCAATTATCTATTTCTTGAAGTTCGCTTTTTATGGTATCCCTCTCTTTTACTGTATTTTGTAGTGTATTTTTTAAATTTGTATTTTCCTTTTTTACTTTATCTAGCTCTGCTTGCAAGTTAGCAGCACTACTCGCTTTTGTTTCTATCTGCTCATTCATCTTTTCAATATAAAATCCAGCCCTACTCAGTTTTTCTTCTCCAGTAGGTACGCTTACATGTCTTTTAATAGCATTAAAGATGTTGTTTTTATGTCCTGTGATATCATTAAATAAATCATTTAGTGACTGAGTCAATGTTTTAGCCATATTACATCACCATCCCTTTCTTAGAGTTCATTTAATAGATTTTTTACAGCTTCACTTGCTGACTGAATTTCCTTTTTAATTTCAGTAATATCATTGATACACTTATTCATATCAACATCTATCATTTCAAAATTCCTGTTAAAAACTTCAATATCATACGCATCTGTGATGAGCGGTTTTCTATATTTTCGATTAGTTGTTTCAGCCATTATACAATGCTCCCTTCTTTAAGCTCTATATGCGTGTATTTACTTAATTCTTTATGAGTTTTTCCTGTAATCATTTTATGCGTATTATAAAGTAATGAAACTTCAACACTTATATTAAGCGGGACAGTTTTTTCTATAAGGTCTTTTACAGCCTCAAGTCTTGCCTTAACTCCTAAGTTGAGTCTGCACGATAGATGATTTGCATTGTAATCCATTTCTAAAATAAAGTCTTTTTCATCAACAAGATTTTTCAAAAAGTCTTGTAATCTTTCAAACGTATACGGTCTAATACCAAAAAGCTTTGTCTTAATAATAAAGCGCCTATCATCTAATGAGCTGCTTCCATCATAGTCAATTTTTAGAATCTTTTCCCATCTTTCACATCCATACTCATTTAATCCATCTATAAAGAAGTTATTTTCAACCTCTTCAAGCCTTGCTCCGTTTATTTCCATTTCTTTATCGAAGCACTCAGCTAGGACCTTAAATTCTTGAATTTCAGAGTATACTGGTGGAATATAAGAGAGACAATTTGATTTGTATTTATCGTTATAACCTATCATATTCCACCTCTCCTATTACAGGTATACTCTTATCCTCAATTGTGAGATTTTTTTCCACACCATTAATAGTTGTATTTGATACGTCAATAACTCCCTTGATTCCCAAGATTTTATTTTCTATAGCTGATATTCTTACTACAGTAGCTTCATCACTTCCAAATCCTGTTCTTAATTCATGCAGATATTCCTCAATAGCTTTTGTAAGGTCTCTAGTAATATTATCAATGTCTCTTTCAATAGTAATCCTTGTTTTAACATTAACTGTTTGTTTTTCTGCCCCTACGACTGTTATTTTATGCCCTATTGGTGCAAGGCCTGCACCCTCTCCATCTTCTGTTGGCGTTAGAATGCTTGCCACATTCTTTATAAGTTCACTAGAGGCATTTTTATAGGTTGTGTCTACAATTACAATAGTAATTTTTCCAACCTCACTAGAGGTGGCTTTAGAACGCCTAAACACTTTACAAGCTCCAACCCCATCAACTGATGTTACTTTTTCTATGTAGTCTGCCCTATTACCACCAAAAGCCTGATAGTCTAGACTTTCCATATATCTTTTTCTTAATGATTCTAGCGATTCTTCTTCTCTACCATCTAAATACACGCTTGTTATTTTAGCCGTTCTTAAATCCGGCATGTCATTTATTGGCGTAAGATCTCCGATTGACTCTATATGACCAGTTTCTTCTGCGATCAGCTTATATTTGTTAGTATTAATTTTTTCTAAAACTTCATAGTTTCTTTCCTCACAATTAAACCTGGCACCTATTTCAATATCTTTGCTAAACTCTGCAATTACTACTCCTCTTGTTGCTTGTCTAGGATGAATATTTCTAAGTCCGCTAAACCTTACCAAACTATTGTAATTACAAGAGTCTGGAAAAGCTTCGTCTTCCATCAATTCTATATCAGATTGCAAAAGCATTAGTTCTGGAACTACCATTGCTACTGCCTGATATATTATACTAGTTTCTCTTTTATCAAAATCATCAGAGATGGTGTCAAGCATTCTACACATGGTTTTTTCAAAACTTATTTCTTTACTCATTAATACTCACCACCTTTTCAACACTTACGATCTCACTTAAATTACTTAATACTTCGACTTTTACTTTAAATACATTTTTTTCTGTTTTTTCAATTTCAAGATTAGTTATCTCTTGTACCCTATCATCTACCATAATAGCCTCTCTAATTGTAGATGCTAATGTTAGTTCTACAATGGGTCCAGACTCTCCATATAAGGTCCATAACTCAACTCCTACATTATTGCTCATACTTATATATTGAAACCTCTCGGTTGACAGTATAAAAAACAGGGCTTGCGCCAACGATTCTTCATTGTCTACATAGCCCTTAATTCTATTGCCAACTAATTTAAAGTCTTTGCTATTATATTTTCTGTTTTCGTAACTTTCAAGCAATTTTTCAAACTGGTCCTGAGGTATTCTAGTGTTCGGTATCATTCTATCAACTCCCCTAAAATTACATATTGCTCACCGCCAAAACAGCGACTCAGTACCACCTTCGTCCCAATCTTTATTCTATGCTTACTTATTCCCTTG